ATGCCAGCACCCACGGGACTCCAGCAGCGCGGGCAAGCCATCTGGGCCGCTTACGGGGCCGATAGCTTGCCCGCATCGCTTTCCGCACTCGTCGAGGAGACAGCCAGAACGGCGGATCGGCTCGATAAGCTGGATGCGCTGCTGGCTGGCCGCCGCGACGACTGGGCGTTCATCCTGACCGACGACATGGGCGGAGTGTCGCTCGTTATCGACAAGCTGCTCGGCGAGGCGCGTCAGCAGCAGATGGCGTTCAAGCAGCTTCTAATGGAGCTGCGGCAGGCGGGCTTGAAACCCGAGATGACAAAGAAGACCGAAGACCAACCGCAAGGACGAGGCGGGATAGTCGATGAGCTTAGGCGCAGGCGTGAGGCAAGACAATCCGAATCTGCGGGCTGACTGGCGGCCTCGAGTCGCCAACTACCCCGCGCATTCAACAACGGCAGCCAGCGAGGTCATCGACCTCATGGATCAGATCAAGAGGCCGCTCGACCCGTGGCAGCAGTTCGTCTTGCGCCATGGGCTGGGGCAGAACCCAGACCCGGAGTTCGGCGGGCTGAAATGGGCAGCTCCGAACTGCGGATGCTGGGTGCCGCGCCAGAACGGCAAGGGCGACGTCATCATGGCGCTTGAACTCGGGTGGATGTTCCTGTTCAACGAGCCACTGATCGTCCACTCGGCGCACGAGTACAAAACCGCGCAGGAGTCGTACTTGCGCATCAAGGGCATCGTCGAGAATGAACCCGAGCTGGATCGGTTCGTGAAGCGATACTGGCAGGCCAACGGCGAGCAGGGAATCGAGCTGACTGGCCCGAACGGGAAGGGCACCGGCCCCCGGCTGCGGTTCATGTCTCGGACTAAGAGCGCAGGCAAGGGATTCTCAGCAGGAAAGCTTATCCTGGATGAAGCCCAGGAGCTGATCGAGCTGCAAATGAAGGCCATCCTGTTCGTGATGTCGGCCCAGCCGAACCGACAGATATGGTACTTCGGCACCCCGCCGACCGAGGACGACGCCTGGATCTATAACGTCATGGAAGCGGGAGAGGCGGGGCGCCCCGGGTACGCCTGGTTCAACACCGGAATCGAGACGATCGACACGTCGGACCGGCTGGCGTGCGAGATCCTGCGCGACCCCCGAACCTGGTACGAGACCAACCCGAGCGCCGGGATCGTCCGGCCCAACGGCACCGGGCTGCGAGAGGACGCGATCCGAAGCGAACTGGACACCCTGGGCGCGGGCAAAGTGTTTGCGATGGACCGGCTCGGCATGTGGTTGCCCCGGGCTCGCAGCGAGGGCGACTCATCGATCGACCCGCGCGTGTGGGCACAGAGGCGCGCATTCATCGAGCGGCCAGACGACATCGTGGTCGCGTTCTCGGTCAACTCCCGCCGGACGCACGCGACTATCACCTTCACTGGGATGATCCGGGGCAAGTGGCGGGTCGGCATCGTCGAGCACCGTCCCGGCACGGACTGGCTGCTGCCCCGGCTGGCCGAGATCAAACAGCAGCACAATCCGGTTGCCTTCACGGTGGACTCCAAGAGCGAGACGACCGTGACCGATCTCAAGAACATCGGCATCAAGCTGCCCGAGGACAAGGACAGGCCCAAGCGAGGTGACCTGATCCTGCCGACCATGAGCGACGTGGCCACCGCGTTTGGCATGCTCGTGGATGCGGCCAACAACGACCGGATCGAGCACCACGATGAACCGCCCCTCAACTCGGCGGTGTCCGCCCCGCCCCGCCCCCTCGCCGGTGGCTCGACCTTCGACCACAAGCGGGGGGTCGAGGTGGGACCTGCCAATTGCGCCGGGCTGGGGATGTGGGCCTACCGGGAGCGAATCAAGGCCATCGTTTCCACCTACGATCCCCTAGCGAACATCTGGTGACGGCCCGCATGGTACGCTCCCATACTAACGATGGTGGACGGGGGGGCGGGATGGCGAGGGCCGCTGGCGCGCTGGCTGCCGCTGTTGGGTTCGTTCTCCGCTACGCCATCCTGGTCATTCGGGATGCGCTCGGCCCGGTGCTTATTACCCTGGGTGCGAGCATGATTTACCGGCCCCTCGGCTTCATCGTCGCTGGGATTTGGATTATCGCACTAGGGTGGAGGCCCCGATGAACCTGCCATGGGGACGCAAGAAAAGCGAGGCCCGGCAGGACTACATCGGCCAATGGCCCTCGCTCCCGCTCGGCTCAATCTCGTGGGGCGGTAGCTCGTACCAGGAAGTCGATGCAGTCTCGGGCGAGAACAGCCTGCAGTCGGTCGCCTTCCGTGCCGGAGCCGACCTGATCGCCTCGCTGGTGTCCGAACTGCCCGTCGATATGTTCGCGGGCAAGGGACCCACCAAGCAAGAGCGCGCTCTGCCCTCCTGGTTGGAAGATCCGGCCGGGGATGGCTATGGCCTGGAGGACTGGATCTACCAACTCATCATGAGCTGGATCCTGCGAGGCAATGCATATGGCAATATCCTGGACCAGGGACCGACCGGCATGCTGCGTCAGGTCGACCTGATGCACCCGGATGCGGTCAGCTCCCGCCTTGAGGGGGGCCGTGCGGTCTGGACGGTGCAGGGCAAGGTCATCCCGAACGATCGGATCATGCACAAGCGCGTGAATCCGGTCCCGGGCAGGCTGCTCGGCCTGTCGGCTGTTCAGTCGCACGCCGATACTCTCGGGTTGTCGATTACCACCACCCGATTCGGAGTCTCCTGGTTCCAGGACGGCGGGCACCCCGGCGGGCTGCTGTCCAACTCGGAAGCCGACCTGAACGATGAAAACGCCGTCAGGACGGTTAAGGACCGCTTCATGGCTGCGCTGTTCGGGTCGCGCGAGCCGCTGGTGCTGGGGCGAGGGTGGAAATACGAACAGATCCAGATCGCCCCAGAGGAATCGCAGTTCCTCCAGACCCAGCAATGGAGCGCGGCGGAGTGCGCCCGGATTCACGGACCCGGAATCGCCGAGATCCTGGGTTACGAGACCGGTGGCAGCATGACCTACGCGACCGTGGTGGACCGCGACATCGAGGCGCTCAAATATACGGTGGGCAAGTGGATTCGTCGGGTGGAGCGCGTACTGACCGCATTCACCTCCCGCCCTACCTACATCAAGCTCAATCGCGATGCTCTGCTGGAGACCAACGCCATGCAGCGGTGGGCGAAGTACAAGATCGAGTTGGACACCGGCGCGGCGACCATCAACGAGATCCGCGAGCGGGAGGACGAGCTGCCCGTCGAGTGGGGCAACGAGCCGATGGCCATCAAAGCAGCGGAGGCAGCCAAGCCGCCCGCAGATCCGAACCAACCCCCGGCAGACCCCGGACAGGAGGAAAAATGAGAATCAAGGGCCTTCCGCTCGTCCGATCGGGCCTGCTGCGCGCTGACGACCAGGAAACGGACGGACTGGGCACGCTCAACGTCCGTTTCTCCCCGTTCAACACATGGTACGAGATCAACTCGTTCTGGGAGGGCAGGTTCCTGGAGCGCACGGTCCCCGGCACCTTCCGCAAGACGATCCAGGACGCGCGGCGCAGCGACGGCCTGTTCAATACCAAGGTGCTGTTCAACCACGGCATGGACTTCAACATCGGGGACAAGGTGCTCACCGTCCCCAGTCGATTCGCCGAGGTGAACGACGAGGAGTACCACGGGCCGGAGCTGGAAGGCAGCCTGCTCGACACCAGCTACAACCGGGATTTGCTGCCCGGCTTGCGCGCCGGGGCATACGGATCTAGCTTCATGTTCGAGGTCATCCGCGAGTCGTGGGACAACGAGCCTGAGGCCAGCGACCACAACCCGGAGGGTCTGCCCGAGCGGACCATCCAGGAAGCCCGCACCTTCGAGGCCGGGCCGGTCACCTGGCCTGCTTCTCCGACCGCGACGGCAGGCATGCGCTCGATCGCCGGGACCGACCGGTGGATGGAGCGAGTTCAGGCCCGCGATGGACGCCGCTTCGACGATCTGGTACGATCGTTCGAAGCATACAGAACCATGTACAAGACCCGCGATTACCGGCAGGTTACCCCGACACCCGGCCCCGAAGAGGAGCCGCGCCGTCAGGTCGAGTTGGACGCGAACCAAAGGAAACTGGCGCTGCGTAGGCGTCGCCTCGATCTCATGAGCAGAGGACGGTAATCATGGACGAGCTGGAGAAGCTCGCAGCCCGGCAGCGGGAGCTGCTCGACCTGATGGAGGCGGTGAACACCGACCTGGCGGACGAGACGCGCTCCGCCGAGGTCCGTTCCGCCGACCAGAGGGCGTGGGACGACTACGAGCGCGAGTTCAAGGACAACGAGGCCAAGGAGACGCAGATCCGGGCCTCGATGCAGTCCCGCGAGCAGCGCGAGGCTCGGGTCCGCGAGGCGCGTGCCAAGTGGGCCGGTACCCAGGTCGCCCCCGGCAAGGCCGCCGGATCGGACCTGTACAACGTCGACTACCGCCACATGGGCGACGAGGGCACCCACCGGCGTTGGATCGACAACGCCAACCGGGTCCTGGACGAGCAGGGCGTCGCGGATCACCTCCGCTCCGACCAGAGGGCGCGTCTCGAAAAGACGCTGCGGACCAAGAACGGCGACACGGACGGCGAGCTGCTGGCTGCCTTCACCATCGCCACCTCGAACCCGCACTACCGCTCGGCGTTCCAGAAGGCCAGTTCGGGTCTGTCGCCGGTGTTCACGGCTGAGGAGGCGCGCGCGGTTCGCGACGTGGCCTACCTCAAGCGGGCGATGAGCATCGGTACGCAGAGCGCGGGCGGCTACGCCGTGCCGGTCGTGATCGACCCGACCATCATCCTGACCGCGCAGGGGTCGGCCAACGACATCCTGCGGCTGGCCCGGGTCGAGACGATCACCAACGACCGGTGGAAGGGCCTTTCGTCGGCCGGTGTCACTTGGAAGTTCGACGCTGAGGCGGCGGCTGCCACGGACAACAGCCCGACCATCGCGCAGCCCGAGATCCAGACCAAGCGAGCGGATGGTTTCATCCCGTTCTCGATCGAGATCGGGCAGGACTGGCCCGGTTTCGCCGAGCGCATGGCGGATCTGCTGGGTTCCGGATACGAGGAACTGCTCGCCGAGAAGCTCACGACCGGTACCGGCGCGAACGTTCCGACCGGCATCCTGTCGCGGCTCGCCGCGCAGACCAGCCCGGATGTGTCGACGGCCCTGACCTCCGCTGGCGTGCTGTCGGGTGCGGACCTGTACGACATCTGGGCGCGGCTGCCGCAGCGGCACCGGCGCAAGCCGAGCACGGCCTGGATGTCCTCGACCGACATGCAGAACGCGGTCCGGCAGCTCGGCACGGTGGACCCGAACTTCACGGTCAACATCACCGAGGCCGAGATCCCCCGGCTGTTCGGCAAAGAATACCCGATGAACGACTACTTCCCGGACCTGACCTCGGGTACGGCGGCTGCGAACCTGATGGTCGTCGGCAACTGGCAGGGCTACCTGGTCGCGCAGCGGGCGGGCATGAACATCGAGTTCATCCCGATGCTGTTCGACGTCACCAACAACCGGCCGACCGGCCAGCGCGGGTGGTTCGCCTACGCTCGGGTCGGCGCGGACGTGGTGGACCCGACCGCGTTCCAGTTGCTCCAGAACAAGACCAGCTGACCTTCCACATCGAACTGCCACCGGCCCCTGGTCTCGTCCCCAGGGGCCGGTGGTATATACTGGGCCAATCACACTCCGAGGAGGAGATATGGTAGTGCAAAAGGGCGACGGCCCGAACGAGATGTACGCCAAGATCGGCGGGGTCGTCCGCTGGTCCGGCGGCACCACGGTCCTGAGGGCCGGGCAGTCGATCGAGGAGAACCACCCGCTGATCGAGGAACGCCCGGATCTGTTCACGTACGAGGGACCGGGTGCCAGCATCCGGGGCACCGAGAAGCCGAGGGTCGAGCGGGCCACGCAGGCACCCGGCGAGACCCGGCAGGTCCGCATCCCGCAGAAGCGGGCAGCCAAGAAGGGCGACAGCGGGGATGAGTGACGCGGGGGCGCCGGAGCGCCTGGAGGACGAGACGGGTACCGACACCCCCAGCACCACCCCCCCGTTCGCGGGAGAAAGTGCGAGACCCCCCGGCTGGGTGCCCGTGGGCGGGGTGCAGGTAGCCTACCCCCATGGGAGCCGGGTCTCGCACTCGTTCCACATGAGCTTGATGCAGCTCGTGGGGTACGACGCGGCAATTGGGTCCGGTCTGCTGCAAGGCACGGGCGGCCCGCTGGCCATCTCGTGTTCCGGGCCACACGGCCTGGTCGAGGGCAGGAACCTGGCGGTGCGCCGCTTCCTGGACGAGACCGAGCTGGAATGGCTCTGGTTCATCGACACGGACATGGGCTTCGCGCCCGACACACTGGAGCGGCTCTGGTTGGCTGCCGATCCGGTCAACGCGCCGGTCGTCGGTGGACTCTGCTTCGCTATGAAGCATGTCGGCAATGACGGCATGGGCGGGTTCAAGGTGATGCCGCTGCCTACGCTGTTCAAGCTGGCTAAGACCACCGACGGCGTGGTTGGGTTCGTCAATCGATTCACGTATCCCGAGGACTCGATGTTGCAGGTGGCCGGTACCGGCGCGGCCTGCATTCTCATCCACCGATCCATCCTCGAGGGCATTCGGGCCAAACATGGCGACTCGTGGTTCGATCTGGTGTCCTACGAGAACGGCAAGACCGTCAGCGAGGACCTGTCGTTCTGCTGGCGAGTCGGCGACCTCGGAGCGCCGATCTTCGTACACACCGGCATCAAGATCACTCACCACAAGGAGCTGTGGCTCGGGGCGGACGACTATGTCATGCCCGAGCGTGAGCCGCAGTACCGGGAGGTCAAATGACCATGGATCTGGGGCCGTTCTTCGGCGGTCTGCTGCAATACGACATCGCGCCGCTGCCGAACTGGGACAGCGACGGCACTTTCTCCACTTTCGAGACCGATACCTTCCGGGCGTTCACCCCGGTCGGGCAGACGGAGATCCAGAAATGCGAGGATGACCTCGACCGGTACCGGGAGCTGATCGATATCAGTCAACCCGACATCGTGATCGAGACAGGCACCAGATACGGCGGGTCCGCCCTCTGGTTCCGTGACCAGGGTCTGCAGGTCATCAGCATCGACGTGGCCCCCGCGTGGCGCAAGCAGCCATCCCATCTCGGCATCTCGTTCATGCGAGGCAGCTCGCTCGACCCCGCGATGGTCTCGAATGTCTTGCCCCTGATCCGGGGTAAACGGACCATGGTGAGTCTCGACTCCGACCACTCGTCGCCGCACGTCCAGGCCGAGATGGCAATGTACGGTCCCCTGATTTCCCCGGGCTGTTACATGGTCGTTGAGGACGGCTGCTTCGATATGTGGGAGCCCAAGAAGGCCCGAGTCGGCGGGCACGGCATCCCGAAGTTCGGTGGGCCGCTGCACGCCATCTCGACCTCGGGCATCCAACACAACAAGCAGTGGTGGCGAGATGAGTCTCTGGAAGGAAGGACCGGCATATCGCACAGCCCGGCTGGTTGGTGGCGCAAGCATGAATAAGCCAGCCCGGATTGCGATGGTCGTCCCAACCCGGGGCAGGCCCCATTCGGTCGCTCGGATGGCTCGGGCGTGGACCGAGACCGGCGGCTGGAAGGGCGCCGACCTGTGGTGGGCGATCGATGCCGACGACCCCGAGATGGGGGAGTACATCAAGCAGATGCACGACCACGGGCACAAGCTGATGCACATCGCGGGTGAGTGGGAGCCGATGGTGCCCAAGCTCAATCGGGTGGCCAAGGTGCTCGCCGAGCAATACGCCTACGTCGGCTTCATGGGGGACGACCACCTCCCGCGTACCTTCGACTGGTCGTTCGACATCACGAGTGAGCTGCTGTTCGGTCAGAGGCCCCGGATTGTCTACGGGCGCGACGGCCTGCAAGACCAGCGGCTCGCGACCTGGTGGGTCATGGACTCGCGTATCGTGCTCGCCCTGGGCCGGATGGTGCCCGCCGACGTCCAGCACCTGTATTGTGACAACGCAATCATGGATTTGGGGCGGCAGGCGGGGTGCCTGGACTACATGGAATCGATCTTGATCGAGCACATGCACCCTGTCGCGGGCAAGGCGCCGTGGGACGACGGGCATCGCCGGGTCAATCGCAAGCAGCAGTACGAGCGGGATCGGGCCGCGTACTCAGCCTGGGTCGGCAGCCAGCTTGCCTCGGATGTTAGGCTGGTGCAGCAGATCGGAGGGTAGATATGGCTGTGGGGGACCCGTACATCTCTGTCGTGGAGATGAAGGCGATGCTTGGTATCACGAACGATGATGAGGATGCCGAGATCACCCGCGCGGTGATGGCCGCCTACCGAGCTATCGACAACAGCGCCGGTAAGCGCAGTTTCTGGTTGACGGATCTACAGACCCGGGCCATCGAAACTGACCGCAGAGTCGTCCCCGTGCGTCGGACCCCCACGCCGTACTACAAGCTGATCGTGCCGGACATCGGGGCAGCGACCGGATTCGAGGTAACCGGATACTCGGGCGCTGCCCTGATGGAAACGGCCGAACTGCTGGAGGGGCGCCCCATCAAGGCGATTCGTCTCCCGTGGGGCTCCACCTTCACCTACGGCGAGATCGAGATCACGGCGCAGTGGGGGTGGCCCTCCGTGCCAGACGACATCGTCTGGGCGAACCAAACCCAGGCCCAGCGATACTACCGGCGCAAGGGCAGCCCCGAGGGCATCGCCGGAACGCCGGAGTGGGGGCTGGTCACGATCCCCCGGCTCGACCCGGACGTCAAGAAGATCGTGATGGACTATCAGCGCAGTTGGGGGATCGGGTAGTGGACTTCAATGCGGTCGCTGCCGGTCTGGAGGCGTCGGCCAAGACAACGGGGCTCAACGCATTTGCGCACGTCCCGGATTCGCTACCGACGTGGGCATTTTACGTTGGAGAGATGGACATCGACTTGGACGTCACGTTCAGGCGCCGGGGGGGCTCCTCAACGCGACGTGGGACCGACCAAGCAACCATCACTTGCCGTGTCCTGGTCGCCAGGTTCGACGACAAGCAGGCGCTGATCAAACTGCGCGAGTACATGGGCGGCTCCGGCCCCAAGTCGATCGTCCAGGCGATCAGTGACAACAGGAACCTGGCTTCGACCGCCCACCCGGACGGCGCCTGCCACGACTCGCAAGTCAAGACGCTGCGGGGCAACCGAATGTTCCAGGTCGGCCAGGAGCGCTACTACGGCATTGAGCTTGATGTTTTCGTGATCGGAGATGCCTGAGATGAGCAAGCAGATTCTGCTCGACGCCCGGGTGTTCATGGGTGGGGTCGATCTGTCCGGATCGGGCAACAAGATCGAGATCGGCGAGGAAGCCGAGGCCAAGAAGACCACGAACTGGCGCTCCGGCGGGGCGCATGAGAACATCGCCGGTCTGACCGCCGTGGACATCAGTGCCGAGGGTCAGTGGGAAGCCGGGAGCCTCGCGTACGTCGACGATGGCCTGTGGGCTGGCCGCCGCGCCCTGGAGCCGTGGACGGTCGCTTCGGATAGCCTCTCGGACCTGAGCACCGGCTCGACGGTCTATTTGACCAAGGCGCTGCGCAAGAAGGCATCTTGGCTCGGCCAGCTAGGGGAAGTGGCTAGCTGGCAGGCCGACGCGTCCGGCACTTGGCCTCTGGTTCGGGGGGTCGTTGGTCACGCATCCGGAGTGCCCCGGACGGCAACTGGGAGCGGCACCTCACTCCAGGTCGGGGCCGTGCCCTCCGGCAAGTACATGTACGCCAATTTGCATGTGCTGAGCATCTCGGGGACGTCCACCCCGACTATCACGGTGAAGATCCAGTCTGACAACGCAACGGGATTCCCATCTGCGACCGACCAGGGATCGTTCACCGCAGCGACAGCCATCGGGGGGCAGTCGATCCGGATCGCCGGGCCGATTACCGACGACTGGTGGCGGGCGAGCTGGACCATCAGCGGCAGCTCGCCGAGTTTCCTATTCCTGGTGTCCCTGGGTATCGAGAGGTAACGAACATGGCAAAGAAGGTGCTGCTCGATGCGCAGCTCGAAATCAACAGCAGCGATCTGACCGACTGGTGCTCCAAGGTCGAACTGAACGATGAGTTCGAGGACAAGGACACCACGACGTTCGGTTCGGGTGGCGCCAAGGAGGTGCTTGGCGGGCTGGAATCCGGATCTGTCTCCATTACCTTCAAGCAGGACTACGCCGACAACCAGCTCGACGAGATCATGTGGGCGCTGCGCAGGTCGGTCGTGACCTTCAAGGCGCGGGCCGACGAGGACGCGGTGAGCGCCAGCAACCCGCAGTACAGCGGATCGATCCTGGTCAACAAATGGGTCCCGATCTCTGGCGCGGTGGGCGACGTCGCCGAGGTCGAGGTCGAGTTCCCGCTGTCCGGCCCGATGGCGCGAGCCACCTCGACATGATCGAGCTTGATGGGTCGGACATGCGCCGGGCGATGCAGGGCCTCCGGCGCGGCATGGCTGCCTCATCCGATAAGACCATCAAGCGGGATGTCTCGAAGCGGCTGCGGCAGATCATGGACCCGGCGGTACGGCAGTTGCGGACTCGCGTCATGCAACTGCCGTCCAAGGGGCACAAAGGCCAGTCGATGCGGGCGGCTATCGCGAAACAGACGAAGGCAGCCACCCGCTGGTCCGGGCAGAACACCGGCGTCTCGATCATCCAGCGGGCACGCGGAATGCCGCGCGACTTCCGGATGGCCGGACGGGCGTTCAACCGGAGCGAAGGATGGCAGCCACAGGCGCTGGGCGGGATCACCATGCACCAGCAGGTCCGGCCTGCCGGGTGGTTCGACGGAGGAATCGATGGGGGGCTCCGGCGCCGGGCACAGGGGCAGATGATCGAGGCGCTAGAAGACGCGGCTGGTAGAATCAAGCGCGCTGCATCGTGACAATTTCAGGAGGACGAGACTGATGTACGTAACCTACGACCCCGAGCTGGAGAACGAGCCGTCCCGGGAGTGGAACTTCGATCCGGAGGACCTTGGCTCTCGGGACGCCATCCAGATCGAGAAGGAATACGGCAGCGCCATCGACCAGTGGGTCAACGGCCTGCGAACGAACGAGGCCAAGGCGCGTCGGCTGCTGCTGTGGCACCTGCTGCGCGAGACCAACCCGCGTTTGCAGCTCAGGGATACCCCCGACTTCCGGCTCCGCCAGTTCAAAGTCCAGATGGACGTCGCCGAGCTGCGCAAGCTGCGCGATCGGGTCGCTGCAATGAAGATGGACGAGGACCAGCGCGAGATGGTGATCGGCGCGATCGACGTCGACATCCGGGAGGCGATGCACCGGGAGACCGGTGTCATGGAAGGTGAGATCGACGAACCGGCCAACCTCCCAAAACCGCAGTAACCAGAATCCGGCAGGATATCTGGATCGAGGTTGCCTATCACTTCGGGATAGGCCCCCGGGAGCTTGATACACTCACGGTGGGCGAGATCCGCCAGTTGGAGGCAGAGATCAAGGCGCTACGGGCGGCTCACGACAAGGGATAGGTGAACATGGCGGATGTCAGCCTGATCTTCAACATCATTGCAAAGGACAAGACATCCGCCACGTTCGACAAGATCAAGGCGGGGGCGGCTGTTGCCGGAGCTGCGGTCGGCGCGGCACTCATGGCGGCAGCCGGACAAGCCATCGAGAAGGGCAAGCTAGACGCGAAGCTGACAGCCCAGCTCGGTGGCACCCCCGCCGACATGAAGAAAATCGGCCAGATCAGCGGATCGGTCTACGCAGCGGGATTCGGCGAGGACATGCCTGCCGTCAACGCGGCCATCAAAGCCGCAGCTCAGAACGGGCTGGTCGACGTCAAGACCGCTAGCGCCGAGACGGCAGCCGAGGCGACTAAGAATCTGCTTACGGTCGGCACTGTCCTGGAAGAGGACAGTGAGCGCGTCAGTTCCGCCGTGTCCCAGATGCTGCGCACCGGGCTGGCGAAGTCATCGCAGGAAGCCATGGACCTGCTCGTTGCCGCTACCAGCAAGGGCGTCAACAAGAGCCAGGACTTGCTGGATACGATGAACGAATACGGCACGCAGTTTCGCAAGCTCGGTCTTGAGGGTCCGGCTGCGATGGGCCTGTTGAGTCAGGCGATCCAGGCGGGTGCCCGCGACTCCGACACCGCAGCCGACGCGCTCAAGGAATTCTCGATCCGGGCTGTCGACGGGAGCAAGACGACGGCCGCCGGGTTCCAGGCGCTCGGGCTGGACGCTACCAAGATGGGTGCCCAGATCGCCTTGGGTGGTTCCCACGCGTCCGATGGTCTGGGTACGGTGCTGGAGAAGCTGCGGGCGATCAAAGATCCGGTCAAGCAGGGTCAGGCCGCTGTCGCGCTGTTCGGCACCAAGGCGGAGGACCTGGGTGCCGCGCTGTACGCCATGGACACCAAGACCGCAGCGAAGGAGATGGGTGAGCTTAAGGGCGCCACCGGGCGCGCGGCTGAGACCATGGGGTCCGGGGCAGCCAAACTGGATGCCTTCAAGCGCCAGGTCCAGATGGCTCTGGTGGAGAAGCTCGCCGCTGCGGTTCCGTACATCGAGTCCACCTTCGGCTGGCTGTCGCGCAACTCCAGTTGGGTCACGCCGCTGGCGACTGCCCTGGGGATCATGGGCGTGGCCATCGGTATCGTCACTGCCGCCCAGTGGGCATGGAACGCCGCCCTGGCGATTTCTCCCGTGACCTGGATCGTCATCGGTGTGATGGCGCTAGTGGCAGTGATCGTCCTGGTTGCGACGAAAACGCGCTTCTTTCAGACGATATGGGGCGCGGTGTGGGGATTCATGAAGGGCGTAGGCGCCTGGTTCGCCGGTCCCTTCGCCGGATTCTTCGTCGCCGTGTGGAACAAGATCGTCGCTTTCGCCAAGGGAACTTGGAACGCGATCAAGCTGTACTTCGGCTTCTGGTGGGGCATGTTCCAGAAAGTCAACGGATGGATGGCCTCTGCGATCCAGTGGGCGCACAACAAATGGAACGGATTTATCGCTTTCATCAAGGGCATCCCCGGTCGGATCGCTGGCAACCTGCGGGGGATGTGGAACGCGATGAAGGACGGCTTCCGCTCCGCCATCAACTGGGTCATCGGCCGATGGAATGGCCTGCAATTCAGCATCCCGTCATTCTCGGTGTTCGGGCATACCTTCGGGGGCGGGACGATCGGGGTTCCTTCCATCCCGTACATGGACACCGGCGGTACCGTCCTGCAAACGGGGCTTGCGGTGGTCCACCGAGACGAGCAGGTGACGCCTGCTAAGATCACCCGGAAGCGCAACGATGGGGGCGGTGGAGGTGGCGCCACGGTGATGATCAAGGGGGACGGATCGAGGGCGAGTCGGCTCGTGCTGGAGCTGATCCGTGAAGCGATCCGCGATCAAGGGGGAGATCCAGTTAAGGTGCTGAGCGCGCGATGACTACAACCCCGACCAATCCGGTCGTCGAGATGTATGTCAACGGGACTGGCTGGGTCGATTTGGTGACAGCCAGGAATGGCGATGTCCGGCTGGCCTCGGCGGATTCCGGCGGTGGAATCTCGATCTCACGTGGCATCCCGAACGAGGGCAATTCGGTAGAGCCCACCCAGCTCGATTTCACTATCAACAACGCCGAGGGCGAGTACAGCCCGAAGAACCCGAACTCAGCCAACTTCGGTAAGATCGGGCGATATACCCCGGTCCGGGCAGGGATCAACCGACACGACGACAGCTTCGTCGGCCGGACGGTCTCCTCCGGCTGGGGCACGATGAGCGACGGCAACACGAGCTGGTCGATTTCCGGCACGGCGTCCGCCTTCAACGTAAGTAGCGGCTCGGGCACCATCGCGACTGCGGGCGACGGCTCCTATCGGTATGCCTACTTCGGCACCTTTGCCGACGTCGAGATCGTAGTCAAGGTGAAAGTCAGTAACCGGACTTCCGAGTTCGGGGTCGTGGCCCGCAGCAACCACAGCGATAAGTGGTATTCGTTCTACATTAGCCCGCAGACCACCGACCAGGCCCGGGTGGGGCGAGTCTCGCCCGGCGACTCGCTGGCGTACTTTGAGCCTATCGGGTCCAATGTCGTCGCCGGGTCGTGGTATTGGCTGAAGATGCAGGTCACCGGCCAGCGCATCCGGGGACGGATCTGGGCGGACGGCACCACCGAGCCGCGCAACTGGAGTATCGTCGCCTACGACGAGATCACCCCCGATTTCACCCCCCCGCCAGTCACCGGATCGATCGGCTGCTTCATCCAGGGCGGCAGTGCGGTCGTCACGTTCGATTCGTTCCAGAGCACGGTCTGGCGGGCCTGTGCAGAGATCGCCGAGTTGCCGCCCCGGTGGGACCTGAGCAGGCAAGACCGGTGGGTGCCGATCAAGGCGCGCGGCATCCTGCGCAGGCTCGGCCAGGGCAAGAAGGCACTGGAGTCGGCGGTTACCCGGCGCTTCAAGCGATTCTATAGCAATTCGCCTCTTTGGCTCCCGCTGGAGCGGGCGGAGAACGACACGGAGGTGACGAACGCATCGCCGGGGGCTACTCGCGCTCCGGCTTCCGGGCTGACCTACCAGGCGGACGATCGGGTGCCCGGGATCTCGCAGCTAGCCACCCTGAGCACCGACTCCGCTTTCATTCAGGGATACACCCGGCCACACACTGCGTCTTTGGCGCACACGGTCGTGTTCTTCTTCTGTGTCCCGCAGGTCGTGGCCTCGAATACCGTGCTGGCGACGATCCGGACCAGCGGGACAGCCAGAGAATGGCGAATCACGCTGCGGTCCGACAGTGCAATTCAGGTGGATGGCATCGACTCGGATGGCAGCGTCATCACCACGGCGAACGCCCTGCTCTACTTCGATTCGATCCCCGTGGGCAGTATGATCGCTTGCCGACTGGAGCAGACGCTCACCGGCGGTGCCACAAACTCATGGCAATTCGGGTATCATGTCCCCGGCACCGGGCAGTTCTGGGTGATCAGTAGCAGTTTCACGGGGGGTATCGGCCAACTGCGCAGCATCCGCTTCCAGTCCAACTCCGTCCTAACCGCAGCGGGCAACCTGACGGTCGGGCAGGTGCTGATGTGGAACTCTACCCTGGCCTTCGCATCCAATTCGTTCGCGCTGGCTGCCAACGCATACATCAGCGAGACCGGATTCGATCGGTACTACCGGCTGACCGGTGAGTTGGGGATTCGGGCATCGTGGTATGGGCTGATCGGCGACACCGCACCCATGGGGCCACAGCGGGAGCTTAAGCTGGTGGAGTTGCTGGAGGAGATCGCCGAGAGCAGCGGCGGCATCCTCAGCGAAGATCGTGAGGACATCGGGTTGTGCTTGATCTTCCGAAATGCCCTGTACAACCAGCAGCTACTTGAACTGAACATCGATGATGGCCATCTGAGCGATCCGCTCGAACCCAGCGACGACGACCAGGGCGTGCGCAATGACGTCACTGTGACCGGGCTGCTCGGTGGTGCCCGGCGGGTCGTCCAGGAATCCGGCCCGCTCAATGTAAACGACCCGATCACAGACCCAGATGGAATTGGGACGGTGGACGAGTCGGTCGAGGTCAGCGTGGCTGAAACTAGCCAGCTGCTGCCGATTGCCAACTTCCGTCTCGGGCGGGGCACCCAAGACGACGCACGATACCCGTCGATCCGGGCGGACCTGACCGCAAGCGCCTACCAGGCAGATGCCGATCTGGCGACGCAGGCAGCCAACCTGGACGTCGGCCGGACGTTCCTGCTGGCCAATAGCGAGGTGACGCCGGACGCGGTCGAGCAGATCGTGCAGTCGTACACCGAGGAAATCGACTTGTATGACTGGGATATCTCGTGGGTGACCACCCCAGGTCGGGTCTATCGGGTCGGGATCTCGGAGCACACCACCCGGATCGATGCGCTTTACTCGTACACATCGGCTGCATTCACCTCGGGTACCAGCACCAGCTTGCAGGTCACCAGATCCGACAGCACCAAGGCGCTGTGGATTCTACCGGCAGCACAGGCCGCCGCCTTCCCGATGCTGATCAAGGTATCTGGGGTCGTGCTGCGGGTCACTTCGATCTCCGGGTCCAGTGATCCGCAGACAATGACGGTAGACGCAACGCCAGTCAATGGCGTGGTGAAATCAGTCCCAATCGGGTCGCAGGTCCGGCTACACGAACCATGGCGTTTGGCCTGGTAGGGGGAGGACAACATGAGTTTCGCTGCTGGCCAGATCGTCACCGAGGACGACTTCGCCGATCTGATCCTCGCTTCGTCGGAACGCCCGACCGTCCGGCTGGTGCAGGCTACCGCGCAGACGGTAAGCCACGACACCGACACGGCAATCACCTTCGGCACCGGATCGACCGACATCGACACGCATAACTTCCACAGCGAGGTGACTAACCCGAGCCGGATTACGCCGAGCGTGCCGGGTTACTACCGCCTTCGGGCGCATCTGTTCTGGGCAAACGACACCGATATTCTGCGGCTTGAGACGACACTCGCCAAGAACGCCGGTGTCGTCCCACCCCGGGCCAGGTTCCTCTACCCGACCACCAACACATCCGGCAACTTCAGCCGCGTGGGCATCCCGGTGGAGGGCATCTTGTCGGCCAACGGCAGCTCCGATTACTTTGAGGTATACGGGCGGCATGTCCAGACGACATCCGCTACGCTGGCAACCATCGTAGGCGGCTCGTTCTCGTCTGTGTTCGAGTGCGAGTACCTGCGCGGTCTTTAGAGAGGACGAGAATGGGCGAGAAGCGATACCAGCTCGGGTACAGGTTCCCGACTGTCGCGACAGTGCCACAGGGCAAGCCGCTGCCGGTCAGTCACGGCACTCCGGGCGAGGCGGGCAACATATGGGTGCCGATCCCGTGGAACGCAATCGACCTGAACCCACAGGACCCGGCGCAGCCGACCGAGCTTAAGTGGGCCTGGTCGTTCCTGTACGGCCCGTGTGACTTCGACGTTACGGCGCACGTCCGGGTGAAGAACGCACAGCCGGAGTGCAGCTTGCACCTGCGGCTCCAGGCGTACCGGATCGACGATGGGGTCGAGACGATGGTCTGGGGCAGCGAGGCGCCGGAGAAGCAGGTGCTGCCGTTCGAGAACCCCGAGAGCAACACGCACCTGGACTTCAATTGGAAGGGGCGGCTCGCCGAGGGTGAGCGCCTGCGGGTCTACGCCGATTACTGGAACGCCACTGACCCCGGTCCGTTCGCTACAGCGTACATCCAGGGCGCCCGGGTGGAGGCCATCTACTGGCGCCAGCTACCGGATTAACCCCGGTGTGGTACGCTGGCTGCCACGGACGAGAGGAGGGATCGGTGCCGAAATCGGCCGAGTATCCTGATCTGGCGTGGGTCACACCACGCAGTTACACCAAGCTGGACCGCGATCATGTCCAGTTCATTGTCATCCACGACACCGAGGGCAGCAGCCACGCTCAGAGTGCGGAGGATGGCGCGGCGTACGATGCCCGCCGGACGGACGGAACCAGCGCGCATTACTTCGTCGACAACAACAGCATCGTGCAGTGTGTCAAGACGACCGATGCCTCACACACCGCCCTGTACAATGGGAACATGAAGGGCATTCACTACGAGCTGTGCGCTAGGGCCAGTTTCAGTGAATCCAAGTGGCTGAGTCCGGACTACGGTCTGCCGATGCTCAAGTTGGCAGCCAAGCAGGTCGCTCGGGACTGCATCGCCTGGAAGATCCCGGCACGCAAGATCGGCCCGTCGCAGATGCGCAACGGCGAGGAGGGCATCTGCGGTCACGTCGATGTCACCTACGCCTACCCCGAAGATGGGGGTGACCACACCGACCCCGGTTCGAATTTCCCGTGGCCGGAGTTCATCCGGATGGTCCAGGACGAGATGGAGCTTGAATTGAACGACGCAGACAAGGCGTGGATGAAGGAGAACATCCTCCTCCCGCTGACCAAGGTGGACTCGCAGGGTGAGGCCAACAACAACACCCAGACCAGCGTCATCGGTCGCAACGCGCTCGGCCAGGGCGTGCCCAACCCGATCACCAAGGCTCGGGGTGGCGCCAAGAAGACGGCCGTCTGGGACCTGCTGGAAGACATGGCCCAGGCGCTGCTGACTCTCGACGAGCAGTTGGTGACGGTCGGTGCCGAACTGGCCGAGATCAAGGCGCAGCTCCCGCAGCCGCCCGCTAACTAAAACCAAGATAGGCAGTCGTATGCATGAGCAGAATACGGGGACGGGCGCAGCAGCGGCTGCCTCATTGGTGGGTTTTGCTTCGGGACATCCTATCGTTCCTGGGTGGCTGGGGCACAATCGCCTACGAGGTGCAGAGAACGGACATCAGGGAAGCGGTGCTGGTGCTGGCGGCCGGAGCGATCGGGATTCCCGGACTCGCAGTCGCACGGGCTTCGGTGGCGGAGGCGATCGCTTCTCGCCGTTCTGGTACAGAGTCATCGCAGCGACAATGAGCACCGGCTCGGCCGCTGCCCTCGTAGTGATCTGGGCGGTTAAGGGAGGAATCGGATGACGACCGTGCATCGCGTGGTGAGGGTCCCGCTCTACTGGATTCTCGTCGGAGTCGCGGTCATGTTCGTCTCCCCCCTGGCGTCAATCTGGGCATCGGTCACAATCGCCGAGCGCAACGCCCAGCAGAACGCCAAAGCGCAGGCGGCAGCCAGCGAAGCTGCGCGCATCCGGACCTGCGGGACCTTCGAGGCGCTGCTCGACGTCTACGTCGAGACCCCGCCGATGACCCCCGCTGGCAGGGGCGTCCAACAGGCGTACCTTGAACAATATCGGGCACTCGGATGTGTGCCCCCCCGCAAGAAATGAGGACGAGAATGGGACGGATCAAGAAGGCGATCGCCGCTGGTGTGACCGGCGGCATCGCGTCGGCCGTGGCTGCCTTGGCCGGTGCGGTGCAGGCTGGTGGCGTCAACAAGGACGCGGTCGGCGCGGCTATCGGCGGTTTCATCGTCGGTGGTGTCGCGGCGGGCTACGCGGCCTACAAGGCGAAGAACACGCTCTGATGTCGCTTTGGACGATCGCCTGGCTCGGGTGGGGGCTTATCTTCGCCGTCATCGAGGGCATGGCGCTGTTCAACTCGACTAAGGGGGACACGCTCAGCGAACACGCCTGGGCGTGGCTCGGCTACGCGGCGACCGGCAGCGGGGAGCTGCGTTCGCCGTCTGGTTGGACTCGGCTGCGCAGGTTCCTTCTGCTGGCCGGTCTCGCCTGGCTGTCCATCCACCTGCTCACGGGCGGGGTTTTCTGAAAATGAGGGTCATGTTCCGTCGTCTGATCACCATCGCTACCGGCGCGCTGATGCTGTTCGCCGGTGCGGCCGTTGCTCCGCTCCCGGCGCAGGCTGGTAACCACCAGCCGCCGCTGTTCGCTCCGGTTGTCGTCCCCGCCAAACCATGCTGGGGCGACTGCATCGTCAAGCCGGGGGCGAAGCTGACCCCGAAGTCGAAGCCGCTGCCCGCTGGGACGTCGGCCCGCCGGGCACTCACATATTTCTACGCCACGGCCAACCAGACCGGGTTGTCGGGCATCAACCAATTCGGTTGGGCGAAGGACATCCAGGCGCCCTCGGTGGCGGCTGGCGACTTCCACTCGCTGATCGAAGTGAGTGTCCAGAACGGCAACAACATCCTGGAGCTCGGCTGGACCGTCGACCCGGGCGTGTTCGGCGACAACAACCCGCATCTGTTCACCGGCATCTGGATCAACGGCGTCTGGCAGGGATACAACCCGGCGTCGTTCGTCGACAACAGCAGCAATGCCGTCAACAACGGGGCTAGCCTGGCAGGTGCCGTTGGCACGTCCAAGACATTCGGTGTCATCTACACCGGTGGGGCGTGGTGGGTTGCCTACAACGGAGCCTACATCGGCAGTTTCCCCGGGACGCTATGGAGCGGTGCGTTCACCACGGGCACGGTCGTACAGGCGTTCGGCGAGGTGGCAGCCAACAGCGGATCGCCGTGCACCGACATGGGTAACGGCACCCTGGCCACTTCGAGTGTCGGCCCCCGGGTCTCCAGCATGACCTACAACGGCGCGACCACCGGCGTCAACTTGGGGATCTCGACCATCACCAACAGCAGCTACTACAACGCGGCGTCGATCACGGCCCGGTCGATCCGGGCATCAGGACCCGGCGCCTGCTAGGCCCCGTCGCGTCCTGGTAGGAACGCGCCCTCCCCGGCGCTCCTGCTAGACCCCCGGCGCGACGGCATTCGCGGGAGGAACCCCCGTGACTCCCAGCGGATACAGATCGGCCCCCGCCCCACCTGCCCGGTGTGCGGGGGCCGATCGCTGTTGGTGCTACGGCGCGATGGTGACAGTCACCGTGCCCAGGTAGGTCACGTCGTCCTTGGCCTGGCTCTCGTCCAGGACCGGCTGGGTGTGGACGTTCACGATGCCGTCGGAGATCTCCCAAGTGTGCAGGCCCGCGTTCTCCAGCGCGTCGCGCACCTTGGTGATCAGGTTATCCAGTTCGGTTTCCATGTGCCCTCCTATCGGTGGGGGCCGGGGTGACCCCCACATATCTATCCTACCACATCAGCAACCCCGGCAGGAATCCCAATCCCCCGCGATAACCCGGGGGCAGTGATCGTCGCAGTGCGTCACGATTCGTTCGTTGTCGTAATCGCGCCGCTCGCTGCAATCACAGCGCCACAGCTCGTACAGGTACCGGCGGGTGTCCCACTGGTCCTGGGTAATACGCACCTCGTCCGGCAGGTTGGCCAGAACCCGGACTACGGTGGTTCGGCCGTAGCCGGATTTGCGAGCCAGCGCGTCGGCGGACAGCGGCCAGCGCGCGCTGGTCAGGATCGTGATCAGCTCCAGTTCAGTCTGGGCCAGCTTGGAGTCGCGGGTGCGGTCGGCCATCACCGCGCGCCTGGCTGCCTGCTTGCGTACAGTCGGCGCGGCGCCTGCAATGTCCGTGAAGTCGGGAATCATGCCGCCACGACCTTCCCGGAGGTCCGGTCGCCGACGAACAGCAGACTGAACGGCCAGGTGCTGCGGTGCTTGCGGATCACGCCATCGACGAATCCCCGGTTGCTGGACCGATAGATGATCGCTCCCTTGCCATCGGCGGCAAGGGCGATCAGGGCGTACCGGCGGCTTCCCCGGTAGCGGATCTTGTCGCCCGTGGGGAGAGTGAACGTCATTGATTGCTCCTTCGGGTTGGTGGGCGGCTCCCCCGCCCTTCTATGTCTATTCTACCATGGGATGGGCGTTTGGAGGAACCCCCCCGGGGGTAAAAGCAGGGGGCGGTCCCCCCGGCTCGCCACCGGGAGGACCGTCCATAGCCGGAGCCCAAGGGCCGCCACGCCCGCCTCACCCGCAAGACGCGACGGCCGGGTCGGCTAGTTTCGGGGCAGCCCGGTGGCGAAGGGGAGGGCGGCAGCCAGCGCCGTGACGTTAGCCGCAGCAGATGCCCGCTCCTCGCGCCACCAGCGGACGTCACCCACGGCGAGCTGCCAGTGGGCGTTGCTGTCCTTGAAGATCGTCTGCCCGTCCAGCTCCTCCTGGAGCTTGCGCATCTTCGCCCATGCTTTCTGGTGCCGGGCCGTGGCGTGGCGCAGCTCGGCGATGGCGTAAGTGAGCAGCGCCTCGATGGCTGCCTTGTTGGGTCGCTCGATGTCGGGGCCGTCAGTGTCCATCGGTACGCAGGGGCGAAGGCGTAGGCGGCTCGTTGGAGGTGTCCAGTTCACTATCGCGTCGGCCCTACGGGTCAGCTCATCCCCGCGCGGGGGTACCCACCCGATGCCGCTGTCCACGTTCATGCGCAGGTATGCACGCGCACACCGCACCTGCTCGTCTGTGGGTTTCTTGCCTTCCTCGTAGCCGAGGATAACCTGCCCGACGTTTGCCATCTTACTTGCTCCTCACCATGTTAGCCATCTCGGAGTTGCCGTTTGCGCGCTTGTAGATCCGGACGTTGCGCGCTTCGGGTCGTGCCCCCCGGACCAGCTCCCCCCGGGCGACCATCCGCTGGCGCTCCCACTGGTCCACCCCGCCCCAGATGCCAATCATCGATCTGGTGTCTGCGGCGAACTGCAAGCACAGCTCACGCAGCGGGCAGAACTTGCAGATCGATTTGGCCGTGGCTGCGTCTCCACTGCTGGCGCTGGCCTCGCTGATGGGGAACCACCACTCGGGGTCGTGATCGGCGCACCGCGCCCGTTCAATCTGCGGCATGTCGTCTCCTGTCCTAGCCCCCGCCTGCCGGGGGGATATCTACCATCCTACCAGGCAGCGCCAGCGCCGTGAATCCCTTGTCGTTTGTCATGGCTTGTGGGCCGTGGTATGATTGAGCCTCAACCGACGAACCACGATCGCCCCCTGGAGGACGAGATGACCGACACCACCACCGAGGCCCCGGCCGAGAAGCCCGCCAAGGCCGTACCAGCGCCGCGCGCCTGCATCTGCTCCCGATTCGAGATCGGCAGCGATGGTGCACGTGAGACCACCGGCTGCCGACAGGAATCAATCCGGGGCTTCGCCCAGGGCCACGACGCCAAGCTGGCCTCGTTCCTGGTCACCGCGTACGCCGAGAACCAGGAGATCCGGGAGAACACGCCCGAGGGCACCAAGGTGCACGCCACCCCGAGCGCGGCCGTGGCCGACGTCAGCGCGGCCCTGCAGACCAAGGTGGAGCGCATGACGGAGAACGCCGTCAGCAAGCGCGACGCCCGACTCGCCCGTGAGGCAGCCAGGGCGCAGGCCAAGGCCGAGCGTGAGGCCGAGGCCCAGCGCAAGAAGGACGAGCGTGAGGCCAAGAAGAACGAGGCCAAGCCCCCGCGCGAGGTCGGCGCCAAGGTGGCCGAGGGCACGGTCGTCAGCGACGGTCCCTCGCGGTTCTCCATCATCAAGGTCGGTCGCCACGAGTACGAGGCGGACATCGACCCGAACACCAAGGTCGCGACCTACCGCGACCAGGAGGGCGTGGAGCAGACCCGCGAGGAGGGCGCCTACCGGCTACGCAAGCTGGCGGACGCGCCTGCCGCCTGACGTGATTTAGGTCACAGTGCCCCGGGGGGTTCCCTCGGGGCACATCCATATGGTAAAATAGAAATATAAGAGAGAGAAACACCAAAACAAGGGAGCTCGAAATGAACGCCACCGCCGCCCTCCTCGCCCAGGCCAACATCGTCGTCCGCAACCGCCGGATCTACCGCGATGGCGTCCAGATCGACGGCGTGCAGCGCAACAACAAGGCCGCCCTGAGCGTCGCGGTTGCCTACGCGCTGGGCTACATGAACTGACACCGGGAGGGGGGTTGCTTCCCCCCCGCCCAATATGGTAAAATAGAGATAGAACGGAGGGGGGGCGGCCCCCCCTCCCCACCCCGAAGGAGCACAAAATGGCCACCACCACCGCCCCCCGCAAGACCACCACTCTCCACGCCTGCGAGTGCTCCAAGTGGGAGTTCGACTTGGACGTGGAGCGCGACGACGACTACAGCACCGGCTGCACCGCGCAGACCAAGCGGATCTTCGCCCAGGGCCACGACGCCAAGCTGGTCGGATTCATGGTCCGGGCCGAGCTGGCCGGTCACGACATCAGCCGCACGGACGGCGGGGTGTTGGTGACCTTCGGGGGGGCCGTGCACGCGGCGGGCAAAATCAGCGAGGCGCTCGCCGTCAAGGCGGAGGCGATGCTCACGGCGCAGGTGGCCAAGGCCACCAAGAAGCGGCACCGCACCGAGGTGAAGGCGGCAGGCGCCAAGCTGGCATTGGCGGAGTACCAGGAGGCCAAGCAGGCCAAGGCGGAGATCCCCCCGATCGAGGCGGAGATCAAGGTCGGCCGTTGGACCTACCCGGCGCTGGTCGAGACGGTGAGCGGCGAGGCGACCTACACGGCGAAGTCGGGCGTCGTCCGGACCCTCGCCCGGGGCGAGTACATCCTCCTCCCGTGATGTGATCCGGTTCACAGGGCCGGGGGGGTTACCTCCCGGCCCCTCCTATGGTAGAATAGAAATATAAGGGAGGGGGACAGGCCCCCGCCGGAAGGAGACCAAAATGAACGCCGCGATCTTCACCCCAAACGCCCAGACCACCGAGACCGAGCGCGAGCTGATCGTCACGATCGAGCCGACCGAGGGGAACGCGTTCGCCGTCCGGGTCATGGCGATCAACTCGATCGACGCCGTGGACAAGGTGATCGAGTGGGCTGGCGACATGGAGGTGGAGGACGCGCGGGTCGAGGGCACGCGGGCCGAGGTCGAGGCCATCCACGGCAGCCAGGACGCGCTGGAGCTGATCAAGTAACACCCCCCGGCCCCCGGGACCGACCCGGGGGCCTCACCCCGATGGAGGACAAGCAATGGGACTCAAGGACCTGTTTGGCATGAGCACCAAGCACACCGGCCAGCACCAGGTGGGCAAGCACACCGCCCAGGGCCAGACCGCACGTAAGCCGAAGGTGAAAAAGACCAGCACCGGCAAGAAGGGCAAGTAGCAATTGGCCCCCCGGGGGATTCCTCCGGGGGGCACCCTATGGTAGGATAGAAATATCGGGGCCGTCCGGCCCCCTCACCCAGGGAGCGCCAATGAACAAGACCCGCCGCCGTTCGCTGCTGATGCTGGTCGCCATCCTGCTCGTCGAGACCGGATGGGGGTCGGGCTGCGAGGCCGTGACCCGCGCGCTCGGAATGTAATTCCATTCACAGTGCCCCGGGGGGGATTCCTCCGGGGCACACCCGTATGGTAAAATAAACATAGAACGGCGGGGTTGGTCCCGCCCCCTCTCGCCCCGAGGAGTACGAAATGAACAAAACCGCCGAAGTCGCCCTCGCCCTCTTCGCCCTACTCTGCGGCTTGAGCCTGGTCGTCATCTCCACGGTCGAGGGTGGCGTCTTGCAGGCCATCATCGGTGGTCTGATCACCGGCGCTGCCCTGGCCAATCTGGTGCGCGCTGGACGCCGGTAGCCCCCGGGACACCGAGAGGCCCCGATCCCACCCGCGCGCTAAATAGGGATCAGGGCCTCCGCATTCCTCCCGTGAGCTGCGAGACCGCCCCCCGGCCAGGCTAGGGGACGGGCACCGCACGCTACTCCGGGGGAGGTCCGTTCAGCAGGAAGGCAGCCACCCGCAGGACCATGGCGGCGCGCTCCTCGAACGTCGGGACCTTGCCCTCGGGGTAGCCTCGGGCGTTGGTCCTGGGCTGCGACCACCGCTCGACGATCGCCTCCGCCTTCTCGATGGCTGCCGCCCGCAAGTCGGGGCCGGTCAGTTCGGTGGACTTAGGGAGAACGGGGACCTTGAATCGCTCGTCATTCATTGTCCGGTGCTCCCCCATCCGTTCTCGCCGCGCGGGTGCTCGGGCAGCTCGTCGACCTGCGTGACCTGGCCCATCCAGGCGGGAAGCAGCACGTACTGGGCGAGTCGCTGCCCCGGCTCGACCGTGATCCACTCGGTGTTGTGGTTGACCACGGCGACCATCAGCTCGCCGGTGTAGCCGGAGTCGATCACCCCGAGCTTCACCTCGATCCGCAGCTTGGCCCACGCCGACGAGCGCCCGATGATCAGGCCCCAATAACCGGCGGGAACCGAAGCGCGCACCCCGGTGCGGATCTGGGTGTAACCGCCCGGCGGGATCTGGTGCTGCTCGATCACCGTGAGGTCGATCCCCGCGTCCGTTTCGTGCGCCCGGCTCGGCGCGCTGGCTGCCCCGTCCAGCTTGACCGGCAGGTCCGGGTACAGCGGGGCAGCGGGCGGCATCTGGGTTTCCTCGTCGGTCCAGGCGGGCACGTACGGCTCGGTTCGCAGCGCGTCGATGATCGCCTGCCGGGCCATGGTCGCCCCGCCCTGGAGTGCGGCCTGGAATTCCATCCAGCCGACGACCGTCGCGCCCCGGTTGGCCCAGTTTGCCATCTGGACGCTAGTCCGGGCCAGCGTCTCCTCAGTAAGGATGACCACCGGCTTGTTCATGAACAGCGCATCCTCGATCTCGCGCGGGACACCGAGGGTCGGGACTCCGGGCGGCAGCCAGGCCAGCAGGGCATCCGCCACTGACAACGCGGCCGTGTTGATTTGGTCGACGATCAGCATGTCGGAGGGGGCGGGCTCGCTGAGGGTGAATGCCCCGGCGGGCTGGAACACCGACACCCCCGCGTCGTTCAGGGCAGCGATGGCGTCCCCCGGGATGCCGGGCAGCTTGGCCTGGTCGATTGGGTGGGCGAAGTAGACGAGCATGGTTCTCCTTGGGGTGAGCCCGGGGCCGTTCCACGTGAAACAGCCCCGGGATTCTAAGTTAGCTCGGGGGGTTGCGCGAGTCGCCGTGGCTGAGCAGCGGGTGGATCGCGAGGATCTTGGCACCACCCTCGCGCTTGCGCTTCGGCAGCGGCTTGAAGTGGCGGGTCAGCTGCCCCGCCAGCTCGCCCAACCAGCCGGGGCCGAGCTGGTAGTCGTGCCAGTCGGACCAGGTCCGGCCCTTCATGGTCCGGACCCGGATCGTGCGGCAGCCGTAGCCGAGCGAGACCCCGAGGTCAGTGCCCGGCAGGACCAGCTCCTCCGGCCGACCCGGCACGGCCGTGAGCTTGTAGTAGGCGACGATCCAGGCCCGCATTCTGGCCATCTGCCGCTGTGGGCTGACGTCCACAGCGCCCTGGGCCGACGTCTGCTCGGCGATCCAGTCGCTGGTCGAGTTACTCACATTTCCTCCGCAGGTGCAGTGATCGTTGGATAGGGTCGGGTTGGTCGCTACCGGGCAGGTCATACGCCCGTTTGCTTCGTGCTGTCGGGCCAGCCACCGGCGGTCCGGATCCGCTGGGCCATCCGGACGTAGACCCCGATGTCAAACAGCGTGTCGTCGCTGACCCGCCGTCCGTCCATCACCGCACTCACCCACCGGGCGACCTTGCCCCGCAGGTAGAAGAACACGCCCAGCTCGGCTGCCTCCTCGTCGGTAACCTCGCGCCCCATCGTGCGGGCCAGGTCGTGCCCGATGTCGGTCAGGTCGGTCGACCCGTACTCGACCGCCTTGGGCACCGTGCGGTCCACCTCGGTCTGCGCCAGCCCGAGCCACCAGTCGCGCAGCTCGGTTTCCAGCGGCGGCAGTTTGGTGGTGCGCTCCGGGTCGTGCATTGCCTGTATCGCCTTACTCCGCCACGACGTCATCGGTTCGCTCACCTCTCCTACTGCTACCTCCGTGGCGTGGTGGCCCCGCATGTCAGAGAGCGTGACCGTCTCATCGAGGATGCCGCGACTCGCGGAGATTCCCCGCGCTGTGTCCCTGTCAGGCTGGCGGACGTTCATCCGGATCGGCTCGTCCCGCCAGATGAACATGCCTGCCTGGTGCACGACGTCGATCTCACGCTGCTCGTGCCCGCGCTCCTTGATGCAGCGGAAGCCGAGGTTGCGGGCCTTGCTCTTGCATCGCTTCGGCTGGTCGGGGGGGCCGACTTGGCTGGCCTTCTTGCCGCCGGAGTACCCGCGCTTCTTCAC